TGGTGTGGCTTGTCAATGCCGAAGTATGTTTGTGCTGATGATGAGATTGATTTCTTCGAACAGCACACTATGCCTAGTGGCAGCTTCATGAGCATTAAGCCGAAGTTTAATATGGAAGACATAGGGTTGAAATTGGTCAATTTGTCTATCCACATATACGATTTGGTCATGACGACAGATCGTACTTGGAGGTCGATTCTTACTCGTGTTCACGCTATTATGATGATTTTGGGGCTTGACAAGGAGGCCTATAGATGGTTAGTCGAAGATATGCTTGGTCTTTTCTCTCGCACACCGGTGCGACCCGAGACCCTTGAGGGCTTGGGTGAGGCCATAGGCAAAGATGCGGCCAAATTCATCTCGTCAAACTTGACTAAGATAGTTGAGAAGATGATTAAGTTTTGTTCAGCGGCGATGGTGGCGCCGGCGCTGATGCAGAATAAGGGCCAGTATCTGAAGAATATAGGCTATGTCTTGGACAAGGCTAAGCTTAGTTCTTTTGGTGCTGCCAATCTGACAGTGGAAGCTGTGGTTGGCATGTTGGCTCACTGCATTACACGGGGTTTGGAATTTTTTGTAAACGCTTCATTCCCCGATGAGGTCAACACGCTTCTCAAGCAGTCCACAGTATTAAGGGCATCTGTTGAAGAGTGTCTGCTTGTGATGGATTGCGATACAAGGGAAGATATGCTACGAGATCTTAATGGTATGGCAACACAGTTGACCAATATGCATTTGTCCATGCGTGGAGATAGGTTTACAGTCGCGCAGGCTTTGTTACATGAGTTAGAGCTCGTATTGAAGCTTAAGGCTAGAACTAGCCAGTGCGGTGTGTCATCAGACAGGGTGCAAGCTCCGTTGTCGTTGAACATTGTTGGGGACCCCGCGATTGGGAAGTCTGAAATCACCAACACGTTGATCGACATTATAGCTAGCATTAAGAATGGTGGCACTTATTATCAGCCTAATCAGAGGTGTAAGGCTTCTTTGTCTAAATACTGGAACAATTTGACTAATGAGTCTAAGATAGTCATTTTTGATGACTTGAATGCTTCAGTGCGCGCGGGTGAGAAGACCGAGTCGACACATGGTAAGTGGGCTGAGGGCTTGATACAGATGGTCAACAATTGTCAATT